ATAAAAATAAAAATGTAACCTTTAAAATAAGACTAACGAGTCTCAATACTTCAACTCAAATTTAGGAGTGAAATCTTCAAGAGGTAGTTGTCTTAATACTCTCTCGGGATTCCGTGATCGTTCGTTTGGAAGAATTTTAATGCGAAATGGGAAATGCTTTTGAATTGATTTTTCATCGTCATCGTCATCGTCTGCACTACGAATTACTCCAGAATCTTCAATTTGCATTCCGAGAATGTCATCCATACTTGGCATATCTTCTTTTGGGTCAATTGCCCACATAATATCATTCTTTTTTGCCCACTCTTTCATTCTACGAACAGGAACCATTAAGTTAAATCCTTCACCTGCCCCACGAACAATCATTCCGACGTACTTACCGTTTTGCAAATAAACTCCTCCTCCTGAACTTCCCGGAAATGCAGTAACCGTTGTTTGATCGTATTCGTATTTGTCAAGTGTTCTTCCTACTTGAGAAATGATACCAGTTGTCATTGAGTTTGCACCCATTTGACCAAGCAACGAACCAACGTGAAATAAACTCGTTCCAATTGGCACAATGCCATCATTGGCATCACTTAAATTAAACTCAAAACCTTCTTTTGCGTAATCAGTAGCACGAACCATAAGAAGTGCCAAATCGTGACCATCTTTGTAATCCGAGTATTTGATTACTTTGGCATCCATTTTCATTTCACCGACACGTCTACCCCTTTCCACAAGTTCTTTAACAATAGACGCATCATCAAATTCTACAAGTTTAACTGGACTTCCTCCTTCAATAACACTTCGTACTTTACGAAGATTATCAACAACGTGTGCGGCCGTCCAAACGAAAGTAACTTTTTTTCCGTCTACTTCACGGATGATCATTGCTCCAGAACCTTCTGAACTACTATACTTTGCTTTTGCTTTTATAGTAACCGATACATCTTGTAAATGGTCTGCAACTTCTCGTACTTGTTTAGCACTCGGAGCTCCTGTTGAAATGTTTACCGAAAATGCCGTAATGGCCACTACTACTAAAAGTTTGATTGCGTTCATGTTGATACCCCTCTGGGTTAAGATTAATAATATATCTATATATATTAACCCAAACGCACTTTTAGGTCAATCTTTATTGTTTATTGACAACTTTCACATATCTCTCCACGCATTTTTGCTTCTAAACTACACAACGAAGGTTCAGTTGTTTCTTGTGAATTTTCAGTATCTGTGGTGTGTTCTTCTACATTTGATCCAGTTGACTTTTCAATTGCACTAGCAGCCAGATTACGCAAATAGTAAGTTGTTTTCAATCCACTTTTCCATGCGTGTGTATAAATGTCGTTCAAGAACTTCATACTACTTTTGTCGTTGTAAAGATTCAAACTTTGACCTTGATCAATCCACTTTTGACGAGCAGCTGCACAATCAATAAGTTTGAATTGATCTTGTTGAAATGCAGTAACATATTTTTCTTTTATCCATTGAGGAATTGAACCATTTAGTTTGCTAAGATCACCATCAACAGTTTTAACCAAGTTGGCAAGTTCTTTTGTCCAAATTCCTTCTGCTTTCATATCATTAACAAAGTATTCGTTCATCATTGTAAACTCACCACTTAAAGTAGAATACACAAAAATAACTCCAAAGTTTGGTTCAATGCTTTGTGAACATCCTGCAATGTAACTAATTGTTGCAGTTGGAGCAATTGCCATTGTATTGGAATTACGCATTCCTTGTTTAGCAACTTTCTTTTTGAGTTTGTCCCAATTTTTTCTAAGATTCACTTCGTCAGAATTTCCACGAAGTTTCATAACCTCTTTCCAAGTATCAATCGGAAATGTTCCTTTGCTCCAAAGACTTCCTGTGTATGATTCGTAAGTTTCTTTTTCTACTGCCATATCAGACGAAGATTCAATTGCGAAATAAGAAATGTTTTCATAAATTTCATCACTAATACGAATTGCATCATCACTTCCGTAGTTGACACTAAACTCATAAAACATATCGTGCCAACCCATTGTTCCTAATCCAACAGGACGATGAGTCATATTACTTTTACGTGCTTCTTCGGTTGGATAATAATTTAGATCAATAACATTATCTAACATACGCATTGCCATTTTGGTGCTTGCTTCTAGTTTTTTGTAATCAATAAATTTTTCACCATTTTTATCTACACCTACGTGTCGTTTCAAATTGATGCTTGCCAAATTGCAAGTTGCAGTTTCTCCGTATTCTTTAACGGTGCGTGTGCCATCATCTGCGTGAATAGTTGGTTTGGTATGAAGAAGAATCTCTGTACACAAATTACTGCTATGTACCGTTCCTACGTGCTGATTACTATACCGAATGTTACTTGGGTCTTTGAAAGTTACCCACGGATGTCCTGTTTCAAAAATACTTTTCAACATTTTCTTCCAAAGGTCTTTTGCGTTGAGTTCACGAAAAACATTCAATTCTCCGTCTTGACCTTTTTTAACATATTCCCAATATTTTGTTTCAAATGCTTCACCGAAAGTTTCGTGTAATTCAGGAACTTCATTGGGACTAAACAAATACCATGGACCATCTGCTTCTACTTGTTTCATAAACAAATCAGGAATCCAATTTGCAGTATTCATATCGTGACAACGCATTCTGTCATCACCTACGGTTTTTCGTAATGCCAAAAAGTCTTCAATGTCAGAATGCCATGTTTCAAGATATGCACATCCTGCACCTTTTCTTTTTCCACCTTGATTTACTGCAACGAGCATATCATTGTAAAGTTTCCAAAAGTATACAGGTCCTTGATTGATTCCGTTTGTTCCTTTGATATAACTACCTCTTGCACGAAAGTTTGAGATGTCAAAACCAAGACCACCTGCGAATTTGCTTTTTCTTGCTTCTTGCCAAATGCCATCAAAAATTCCATCAATAGAATCATCAAAGGTATTTAAATAGCAACTACTAAGTTGACTATGAGTTGTTCCACTATTGAACAAAGTTGGTGTAGAACTTACCACGTCAAACTGACTCAATGTTTCATAAAACTTCAAAGCATATTCTTGTCGGTCTTCCGGTTTTTCGTTCAACGCAAGACCCATAGCAATACGCATCCACATTGCTTGTGGAGTTTCCATTCTGCGATTATCAATGTGCAAAAGATACCGATCATAAATGGTTTGAATACCAAGATACTTCCAGTCCTTTTCTCGTTCAATATTAAGTTTATCACTCAAATCACGTAAATCAAAACTTTCAAGAAGTTCTTCATTAAGAATTTCTTCTCGGACTAATCTACGCATATTCGTAATAAAACTTTTACGATACTGAAGTTCAAACGCATCACTATCTACTCCTTCACCGAATACTTCTTTGTAAATTGTATTAAGAAGCATTCTCGCAGCCATATAAGCATAATTAGGTTCGAATTCAATCTTAGACCTTGCACTCATAATAAGTGATTTGTCTATTTCAGTTGTAGTAACTTTGTCGTACAACTTTATTTTGGCATCAATCAGAACTTCACTTGCACTTACATTATCTAAATTTTTGGCGGCACGGTTTGCACATTCGTTGATTTTATCAACATTAAAGTCTTCGAGTCTACCATTGCGTTTTTTAACTTTCACTTGTAACCTTTTGTTAGAATTTTATATTAACATTATAATTTAATTATAGAAAATATCTTTGCAAATTTCTCTGCAAAAATACATACTATATATACAGAATTTTTTAACCAATATCAACACTATCTTCGTTATTATATGAATTTTTATTGTTCATTTGGTCGTACTTGGATTTAAGAAGATTCTTTGCGCCATTATCAGAATCATTCATTTCCACCATTATTTCCGCACCCTTTGTACTTTTTTCATCATATATTTCAATAACACCCGAAGACGTATCAACTCTACTTGGAAATGTCAAACCATCGGGTCCAAACCGATTTTTAATGACATGAAATCTACCTGTGTTACTGACTTTGTCAGTTGCTTTTCTTGATAAACTTATCACAAAGTCTGCCGTCATTATTTTCCGATAACTATCAGCAACTTTCTGTGCTTCAATAATATTATCTTCTAACGATGAACGACTTGCTTGTGATGCAGTCCACACAGGTACTCCGAGTTCGCCCGCAAGGCCTCGGAGATCCTCATAAATTCCTCCTTGCTCAACATAACTGTTGGCATTGTTTCCGTGATTGCCAGGAGATAAAATATCTGCATAGTCAATCACAACCATATCAACGGGATATCCCATTGTATTTGCTAAATTTGCGTGTGCAAGAATTGTACTTACTCCTACACTTTTCGTTGGATATTCTTTGATAAGAAGTTTTCCTTTGATGTTTGCTACAACATTTTTTACAGTTTCTTCGTGTTCAATAATATCTTGAAACGGAATACCTGTAAAACAACTATCATAACGAAGACCTACATAGCACTCGTTAAGTTCCATTGTATAATGCAAAACATTTTTTCCCATTTTCATTGCTGACTTACCAAGAGAAGCAAGACACCAACTTTTTCCTCCACCGGCACTACTGATGATAACACCAAGTTCTCCTGGACCCAAACCTCCGTTTGTTAAATCATCAATGACTTCCCATCCTGTGCCTATTGTATCACGTGCAGTTTCTGACATTCTAAGTTCAATGTCACGTGCATAATCATGACCCATGTCACGTGCAGTTCCTGCTTTTAATGCGTCATCAACTATTCGTTTGATTGATTCGTATTGACCACCTTTGAGAAAGTCAACACTTTGCATAATTGCATTTTTAAGTTTTTGGTTCTTACAAAAGTCTAAAAATTCGTTTTTAACAAACTCTGTATCATTTAGATCAACTTGTGTAAATATATTTCTTAGTTGATCTATGATTGCCGCTTTTAATGAATCAATTCCTAC